TTTGTAATCTTTGTTCCAAAGCTAGCAGAAAAAACTATGATAACTAAATACCATACGCTATCTGGTAGATCATTTATTATAGATACCCACTCTCTAAAGTTTTCTCTTGTTTGTGGAAACCAGCCAGTCGTAAGCATTATTATTAGCCACCCCATTAAGATCTCATCTTTTATCGAGGTATCCTGGCTTTTGATACGAGCTAAATCTGTATCCTTTGCAGCCTCAATTTCAGCAGCTCTAATTACTTTTACTTTTTCTGCTTTGTGTTTAAAATGAGAAGAGACTTTATCGACCCCCATTTTTACTAAAGGATTATTAAATAATTTTAATAGGTGGATCATAAGGTACTACCCGCCATTTCTTCCGCAACTTCTTCACATCGACCAGGCGTTTGAGCGTGCCATCTACTATCTAATATTTCTGCACTAGCAGTTAATGCGTCTCCCTCTTCCAAGGCTTTCCACATCTTTTTAAATTTAGAAGTTCTGGGTCCCCCAAGTTGATAAACCATTTGAATTATGCAGCACTTTTGAGTGTTGTTTAATTCTATATCGCCTATTAATTTTTCAGCCTCCGATAAAGAAATATTAAAATCTTTCTCAAAATATTCTTCTGCAATCTCAATGGGATAATTAACACCCTCAGTAAGATCATCGGTATCCAAAACCATATGACCATAACCAAAAGTACGAATGGATAAGCTATCGAGATAGATATGATCTCTGTATCCCTCGTGTTTTTTAATTTTTGTTTTAAGTTCGGTGTAGTCTGCCATATTACCTCAAGTTTTCTTTGGATCAAAATTAAGTATTTTAACACCTAATCTCTTTTGTTCAGCGGTTCTCCCCCGTGCAATCTTCCAACCATTGCTACGAAAGTTTTGTGTCTTAACATCATAAGTTTTAATCTCCCTAGTTATTGTATTGAAAGTTAAAAGATCTATGGGTCCAGAGCCTCCTATTGGAGCAAAGACAATTAAGTCTGGATCGGCAGCAAACTTAGCTGCTGCTAAAAGTTCATTTGATAAACCAACAGATATGGTTTTTCTATTTCGTAAAGTAGAAGAAGATCGAGCCAATTATACCACCTATTAATATTAATACAGCAGCAACTCCTTTACCTCTATTCATGTCAGCCTTGAGTTCTTTAACATCTTTTCTCATTTCATCAATAGCTTTGAATAAAGTTTTCATACGCTCAGCGCATACTTTTTCATGGTACGATATTCTAATACCATTATGATCTTGTATATTTGAATTTATTTTTTTCTTAGACTTCATTTACTTTCTCCCAGCTACAAGAAAATTTTATATATATCTCATGCTTGTTTGTTTCTTCTTTACCAATTTCTGTAAGTTTATTACTAGCCTCTTCATAACCAGCCTGGAGGCAATCATAGTGTGAGTTGTGATATGATAATGGATGAGGATCCAAACACATAGAATTTACGCTGCTACACATAAACATTATGAGCAGCACTTTCATAATTAATTAAATCTTAGTGTTATATTTTTTCTAGCCATTATTACTCCACAAAATTGATGCGTTAGTATCTGCTTGTGCCTCTGTTAATTTTGCACCATAGATTAATATTGCTTTTATATTTCCTCTTGCATAATAATTGTTTGAGGAATCATTAGGCTCAATACCCATAATATCGTAATTACCAGAATTTGCAGTCATGCTAGGATTATCAACTATATAGTTTGCATCTGTTCCATCTTGTTGATGATGTCTCCATCTCACAAAACCACTTCCAAATATCATTGTTTGTACTCTATAACCATAACTAACAAGACTATGACCTGCGTTTCCAAATACTTCTCCATTACCATTGTTCATTGTAAGTTGTTGTGAACCATTGCCATCACTATCCATAATCCAATATACATCACTTCCAGTTCCACTTTGTCTAGCGTCCATTATATAACTTCTTCCCCCACCATTATTTTCAGCAGTAAAATCCATTAATATTTGCATACTTAACGCTGTTCTTGATGTTGAGTTTGGTATGCTTAAAAGGTGATGATTACTTGAACCACTTTCATTAAATTTCATTGCACCATTTGTGCTGTCATAAACTGGAGAATTGTAAAGTGTTCCACTTCCTAAAGCACCAGAGCCAGTATATAAATTTGTCACAGTAGAACCAGAACCAGAATAACTGTCGCCAGACTTAAATGAATAATGACCAATCAAACCAGTTTGTAATAATCCTTGTTTAACTACAATGTTAAAACTTCTGTCTGTTGATTGGCTGTTAGCTGTTGCTCTCCCAGTAAATGAAACTGTGGTATCACTAGAAACATTATTTGGGTCGCCAGTAATTTGACCATTAGAAGAATTTAAAGATAAACCCGCACCAGATAAATTAGTTGCACCCGTTTCAGAATAAGCAACTGTTTCCCCATCTGGGTCTGTAGCCGATAAAGTTGCATGAACAGTTGATGCTGAGCTGTCGTCAAAAATATTTCCTAAAGCACCCGCTGCAGTATTCCATACTGGAGAGCTATCTACATTAATTACTCCATTAGGAGTAATACCAGACTTACCAGTAGATGAAGTAAATTTAACTTTGTAAGGTTCTTGTGCATTTAAAAAACTTGCTTTAGGTGCAACTGCTGTGACTTGTGTTGAAGAATTAAATGTTGTTGTTGAGGCATTAAATTCAGCAGACAAACCAACAAAAGTTATTGTTCCACCAGAAGAAAAATCTGTACCAGTCACTACAACAGTTTGATTACCCCCAGCATCAGCTTGAATTTGTGAAACATCAACACTACTAACAGCAGGTGTAGGTTCTATAGCCACAAATCCAGTAGCATTTTTTCCCTCAAACAATCCAGTTGTTGAATTAAATCTCCATTGACCAGTAGTAGAGCCTCGTTGTGCTGTAGTTCCAGATGCAACTTTAGTACCCTCTGTACCCGTATCGCTTATGTTTTCAAATGATACATCTAAATTAGACCCAGCTATCTTGCCGTTAGCAGTTGAAAGTAATTTAGATATATCTCTCGCTTTAGTCATTAGACTAAACTCCTATGTTTGTTCATGTTAAAATTAATTATTATAAAACTATTGTATCTGCCTCAGCAGCAGTTAATGCCTCGCCAGCTATCAACTTTGCTTTAGCACTAGCTTTGTTATCTATTTTAGCTTGTTTTTCTGCATCTGCTTCAGTTTGAAGTTCAGTAGCTTTTGTATTTACTGCTGACATATCAATGCCAGAAACTTCATTCATATCTTGGTCAAAACAAGTAAAACTACCATCTTGGTTTTCGTCTACTGATTTAACATTAGGATATAATTGATAAATTGCTTCGTGTTCCATTATGCTAATACCTCCATTAATGTAAGTGTTGAGATACCTCTGGCTGTTTCTGTATTATCTGGGTCATTACCAGTTCTATTAAGGTATATATATCCACTCGTATCTCTCCATCGTAATTTGTAAGTTGTTGCTGAAGTTGTGTTGGGACTATCTAATCCTTGTGCAGCAACGTGCATTCCTGTGTCAGTTCCAGAATCATAAACTGAACCTGAAGTTCCTCGTTGTCTACTACCTGACGCATTTGCAATAGCTTGTGTCGTTAACTCAGAATTTGTACCATAAACTATTTTTATTGCACCATAGTGATTAGGAGAACCAACATTTAAATGATAACTCCATAAAATTTTACTTGAAGTTGCAGATGGAGTTATTGACGCAGACATACCTGATATATCTACAAAAGAAGTTGAATTTGTGCTTGTAGTGTCATATTTATGAGCAACAACTACTTGACCAATTTTTCCACCGACAGCAGGTTCCCAAACTGGATTTTGTCCACTACCTTTTGTAGTTAAAACATTTCCAGAAGTACCTGGATTTAAAGCTGCTAAACCAGAACCATCACGATAAACTATTTGTCCCTGGGTTCCTAAAGTTGATGTTAAGTCAGTTCCATTAGTACCAGCTACTCCGCCTTTTGCTAAATAGTTCCAAGATCCGTGAGCTGTTCCAGATGACGATGGAGCGTTTCCAGTTGTGTTTGCTATACAAATATACGAGCTAACTAATCCGCTGTCTGTATATTGAACAACATCGTCTGGTGTGTACGCAGTTCCGCTTGCGTAAGTTCCACGCCATACTTGTTTAATTTTGCCTAAGTCAATTGTAGCCATATCATTCCTTTAAATTATTTATTTAATTAATTATAGAAAACATTTTGCGAACAGATTAAACTGTTGCAATCAAGTTTCCGCTAGCATTTATGCTATAAACAAACCCACTTGCACTAAACATAACATCTGAAAATGCTGCATATTCAGCTCCAGAAATATTATCTGCACCTTGATTTGTCGTTCTTACTCTAAGACTATTGTTAGCTGGAACGGGTGTATTAGCCGTTCCTCCCATATTAGAATGAGATGCGCAATAATAGTAAAGTGTTGGCGCTCCACTAGCCACAACAAGAGTGACTTGAGTTGAGCTATTGTGAGTGACACCCGTAGTATATTCTGATCCGCTATTATGGGTCCCGTTTGAAGTTGTAGAAAATTTAAGTGGATGACCAGATGGATAATTAAAAATATAAGTATTCCCCTCGTATAAATCTAAAGTATTTTGAGAAACTCCATCCATTACAAAAACTCCTCCTACTGCTGTCACAGTAATAGTTGAAGTTGCTGGTGTAAAATATTGTTCAAAACCATAAACTTCTGCTGAGCTAGCTGCAGCGTAAGTTAAAGCATTACCCGCTGGATTAACAATAAGCGCTTGACCAGCTGAACCAATCGATGCTGGAGTATCTGTTAAATTATTTATTGATAT